GTGATCAAGCTGGGTGCTGGTAATGAGTACAACGCACAAGCACTTGTGGATGCCTTCTTTGAAGCTGCTTCCATCCTTGATGAGAAGAACGTGCCCCGTGAAGGTCGCCATGCTGTGCTGTCTCCTCGCCAGTACTACGCTCTGATCAGCCAAGTTGATAGCAACATCCTCAACCGTGAGTATGGTGCTACCCAAGGCAACATGAACTCCGGTGATGGTCTCTATGAGATCGCCGGTATCATGATCAAGCGTTCCAACAACCTGCCTTTCATGGCTGGTAATGTGGCTCGTGTTGATGGTGAGAACAATGATTACAGCGGTGACTTCTCTGCTCACTGTGGTCTGATCTACCAGCGTGACGCTGCTGCTGTGGTGCAAGGCATTGGTCCCAGCATCCAGACCACTGGTGGTGATGTGAAGACCATGTATCAGGGCGACCTGATCGTTGGTCGTCTTGCCATGGGTGCCGATTGGCTGAACCCTGCTGCTGCTATTGAACTGCAAGCAGCTTGATTGGAGGCTGAATAATGGCTTCTAATCTTGTTCCAGGAACCCAACAATACGGAGAGATTGATCCGGCGATTCATATCACCAAATCTACTGGTGGTATTAAGCAGCCGAATCCTGTTGCTTCGATCACTCAGGACCCTTGCCCTCCCGTTGAATATGGTCGTACCAGTGCTGGTTCTCAGTACACCACGACCAACTCTTCGGGTGCAGAGATTCCTGATCAGACACCTCCTGCTGCTCCTTAATAATCATGGCAATCACTACTCGTTACTCTGTTGCCAAGACCGCTAAAAGCTATGACCCCGATGGTGTCTATGCTGTTCTCGGTTCTGTGGTAAAGAGTGAAACGCAAGATATGCGTAGCTCCTATTTCTACGGCACCTCCGTTGGTGGTGACGTAACGAACGGTCCGGCACCGAACACTGCTCGGTTGAACCCGACCGCCTGATAACTATGGCCCCCAGAAATGGGGGCTTTTTTTTTCAAAACATATAACTTCATTGTTATGCTATATTCTACCACTGGCTCTAAGACTGAGCTTCAAGCTGTCAATCAGATCCTGGCGTCAGTTGGTCAGGCGCCTGTAACTGCAATTGATACTGAAACAATTACCGATCAAGATGGTAATTCGGTAACAGTAGTTTCCAACCCGGAAGTTGCGATTGTCTACGATACCCTGTGGGAGGTATCAAGGGAAGTTCAGGCTGAAGGCTGGACCTTCAACAAAGAGTATAACTACCCCTTTACGCCAGGTAATGATGGAAAGATTGTCTGGCCCAATAATGTGTTGCAGTTAGATTTGTCGGATGATCCATGCTACTGGTCATACCGCCAATACGATACCGTAAAGCGAAATGGTGTTCTTTATGACCGAAGACATCATTCAGATCAATGGAACGATACTGTCTATTGTGATGTGGTCTGGTTATTTGAGTGGGAAGATATCCCATCACCGATTCAGGATTACATCACCGCACGTGCCGCTGTAATCGTCTCTAGCAGGCTTGTAAGTGACGCTCTGCAGTATCAGGCTCTTCAACAGAAAGAAGCCTATACGAGGGCATTTGCACTGGAGTATGAGTGCAATCAGGGGGACTACAGCATGTTTGGCTATCCACGTGATGGTACTTACTACCAGAGCTATCAACCGTATAACACATTGAATAGATACTGATGGCAGCAATTACACAGTTTGTTCCGACATTTTTAGGTGGTGTAAGCCGACAGGCAGATACCAAGAAATTTCCTGGACAAGTCAATGAGATTCTGAATGGATACCCTGACCCGACCTATGGACTACTGAAGCGGAGTGGAGCCAAGTTTATTGGGAATCTCTACAGCTACGCCAATGATGCCAGTGATGAACTTAAAGATGGTTACTGGTTTGCAATTGACAGGGACAATGATGAACGTTATGCAGGTGTAATCACCACGAATGGAAACATCAGGATCTGGAACACAGTACCTGTAAATACTGGTGGTGTACTGACCTTTACTGAGGCAACAGTTACCGGCAAAACAGATCCTGATGTTGTCTCCTACTTGACTACTCCTGCTGGTGTGGAGGCACTTCATAACTTCCATACATTCTACTATCTTGATCGCAGCTACATCATCAACAAGTCTAAGACTGTAGCGATGAATGCTAAGACAGATTACTATCTGAAGACAAGGGCTACCGTTGTCATTGGCAGTATCGATTATGATCAGGAGTACAGCATCTACATCAATGGTACAAAGTATTCATTTACTACAGTATCAATCACTGATGCAGAAACAAGAGATGAGCCTGTTGATGCAGATGAGATTCTTGCTGGATTGAAAGCGGCTATTGATGCAGCACTGAGTGCAACATTTACAGTTACCAAGTATTCCAACAGTCTTGAGATTGAAATCAAGGATGGGCAGACACCGTTCAACATTGAAGTGGCTGGTGGTGTACAGGGTGTGTCGTTGACTGTCTATCAGGATGAAGTCAGCACTACTTCACGACTTGCTGCCTATACAAAGCCAGGAAGGCGAGTCAAAGTTCTGAATACTATTGATGATCGGTCATCCTACTTCGTAAAGTTTGTTGGATCAGGAGGTGGTAGTGCGGTAGCTGGTGCTGGCGTCTATGAAGAATCGAGAGGTTGGGATATTGATACTGATGATGAGGGTAATCCAATTGCAACTGGTGGCAAGTTTGTTGCAAAGCTGGCTGCTACATCGTTAGTTGCCAATACGATGCCCTTCAAGCTGGTTAATACTGCAACGAATCAGTTCACCATATCAACTGAGAAATGGTCGCCACGACTGACTGGTAATGATTTTGGAAATCCAATTCCAAGTTTTGTTGATACACAGATTAACTACGGGTTAGTCTACAGCAATAGGCTGACATTCATGACCAACGATTCAGTTGTGATGAGTGTGGCAAAGGACTTTCAGAACTTCTTCTTTACCAGCTCTCAGACAGTAATTGCATCAGATCCAATTGATCTTGAGACGACAAGTTCAAAAGTCAGTAACCTGTACTGTGCTGTACCACAGGCACAAGGGCTTGTATTGTTTAGTGAGTTTGAGCAATACCTTCTGTTCTCAGAGAGCGGGGTCATCTCGCCCAGTGACGTGATTCTGCGGACAATCAGTCAATACGAAGCGGATCGTAAGATCAATGCACAGGATGTTGGTGATTTTGTTGCATTTGTATCACCAGCTTCAAGCTATTCAAGACTTCTTGGAATGCAACCTAGGGGGACTTTGCAATCGGCTTTGGTATCTGATATTAGTAAAGTAGTAGCAGACTACCTACCAGCAGATGTACGGTATCTACGAACAAATACTGCTGACTCACTGCTAGCGCTTCTAAGCAAAGAAGAGAACAGAATCTACCTGTATAAATACTATGCAGTAGATGGTGAAGCATCTATGCAAGCATGGTTTAGTTGGAAGGTTGCTGGTGAAATCCAGAACATGTTTATCATCAACAACTTTGTTCTGGTGGTGGTAAGAACTGAAGGTCAGTATCGTGGGATATTGATTGATGTTATCCAGGACTTCTCAAAACCAAGTGACATAACACTGGAGAACATTAGATTAGATCATGCATTTGTAGTTAAATCTGCTGGCACAATTACCTACGATAGTACTGAGAATAAGTCTACGATTCCAAAGCCATACAATGCTATTCCAGGTGAAACACCTGTAGTGGTTACAATACCTCAAGTGGCTGTAGGACCATCTACTGACTACGACAATCTCTTTGTGGAGACCGGTGTTGATACAGGAACGACTCCAAACTTCATCCTAAAAGTTGAAGTAGATGGAAGTGGTAATTGGCTTGTTGAAGGTGACTGGACCGGTAAGGAGCTGGAGCTTTGTGCAGGCTATGAATACGACTTTGATGTAGAGCTTCCAAAGTTGTTCTATCGAACTCAGAATGGCGTTGATTGGACTGCATCCCTTACGATTGCACGCATCAAGTTTGATGTGGCATTCAGTGGATTCGTGGACTTCTACACGAAGAGATACGGTGCACCTGAATGGAAGCTGCACTCTGGTGTTCAGTATGGAAACTACTACACAGCAAACAGTTCGCCGACAATTGATAGAACAGTATTAACAGTACCGATTCATCAGAAGAATACTAACTATGATCTACGAATCAACAGTAGGTCACCATTCCCGCTTGCATTGAATAACATGACGTGGGAAGGTAACTATACACAACAGTTTTATAGGAGGGCCTGATTATGCCATTTCCTA